CTATAAAGAATGTTACCTAATACAGATGTATAAGCAGGATTTAGTTCAACTAATGTAGTGGAACTACAGTTTATATGTTTTTTGATCTGATTTAATAGTAAATTTCTGTTCCAACTATTGTTTACAAGTTTATTATATTTTCTACCTTTCTTAGTATCAGTAGTTGGAATAGATAAATCTTCTACAGCAAACACTTCACATTTATAGTGTTTAGCTTTAGTTGCTAAATCAATAGCTATGTGAATTAATTCATAATTACGCTTATTAGTTATATATTTAGCCTTAGGGGTATCAGAAGAAACTTTTAAAGAGTTATTGTAATCATTTAATGGTTTTATTTCGTAAAAACCAGAATCTATGATGTTATACTCAGTTTCAGATTTCCAATCTATGACAGAATAACCCACATAATTAGGATTTACATCTACAGCTATAACTCTATTTTGAATCACAGAATATTCCTGATGGTTAAGTCTATTCATATCAAAGGTAATGTAAATATAATCCATATCTAAAGAATATGTTATAGGAATAGATTTAGTGTTTTGTAACACAATTAAACGTTTTAGAGTTTCTATACGTTTTTGTCCTATACTATGTAAATTCAGAGTAAAATGTTTTTGTTTACTCGGTTTAAATAATACAGTGTCTAAACCTAATAACTGAAACATTCTATTTCCGTGTCGATTAGCTTCTCCCACACTATACAAAGGAACTAATCGGTTTAATTGAAATTCTTCTTTAGAAATCTTATCATCACATCTTTGTAAAAATAACTTTCTACCTCCAAAAATGACAGGTTTATCTCCATTCCTTTCAATTAAAGCTTTAGCATTACAATTAGCAGAATTCCTTAGATGTGCTCCTATTAAATCTACATTATTTATTTGACTCTGTAAACGACGTATATAGGCATCAAAGTCTTTTTCAGACAAATCTAAATCTTTATTATCTAATCGTCGATTATAAGTATAACGTAATACAACATTATATTGTTTTATATAAGAAAGTATTTCATCAAGAACTTCGCATGAATATGGAATTTTATAAGTAACTAATACTTGATTATTTTTCCTTCTTTTCTTACTCAAACTTGAAAACCTCCTTATATAAATTCGTTGTTATAATTATAACATATAACTTCTGAAAATTCGAATTTAATGGGGTTTTTATAAAAACTGATTGAGTATTTCATATAAATATTTATAATCTTTGATTACACTAATTTAACAAAGTCAGGGGTGGTTTCAGCATGAGCTTGATAGTTTCGGCTGAAGTTGAATATATGCGAAAGCAGTTCAATGCTACAGTCGTTCAGCTGGGTGTGCTGTTTAAATACAGGTACCCTTTGAATAACAACGTGGACAATTATAATCAGCCCGCCCCGGACGGTTACTCTACAGAATCCGATGTATATGGTATTTTCGAGGGTGAACCAAAGTTAAAAACATACAGAAATTTAGGGTGGACTGTTGAGAAATCGGACAATCTGCCCTTTCTTATTCATATCCCGTTTGATACACCTCATATTCAGAAAGGTTGTCTGTTTAAGACTGACGGACAGATCACAGGAATTGAACCACGTTTGTTTCAGGTTACAGAGCTTACTACAAGCCTTATTTGTCCGGATCATATTATCTGTCAGATAGTACCGCTCGTTGGTAACACAGCACCTAAGACAGCGGAAACACGAAGGGATATAGCTAAGAAAAACAGTCAGCCGAGAAGGTTCATGAAAGAATGAAGGTGAATATGATATGATAAGACTTAAAATTCCGAGAGAAGACGGACTCGCATTACCAAAGTCCACACCTGTAACACTTGTTGAGATTTCAAGCGAAAGTCTGCCTTACGCTTGTCAGTGTCCGCTGTGCGGTGGGGTATTTCAGATACCAGAAGCACTGCTTTACAAAGTAGAGGACGATGATTTTGCTGATGATGATTTAGCTGAATTCAAAGAAGCTGACGGTAGCACAACAGCTAAAGGCGGCTACTCTGATGTAAGTACGGGTAATGACAACTTCGGTGGTGGTATGGATATGGGTACATCCGAACCTGAATTAGGCGGTGGTGAGAATGCTTCAATTGTATGACGACAAGTTGTATGATTACTTTAAAGAAACATTCAAAGCCGATGTTGCTGTAGTGCCTGTATCTGACTACTGGACGGTAGCGTCCATGCATGAAGAGGGACAGTTACAGCTGCCTGCTATTGTGTTAGGACGTTCATCATGGACAACGTCCAAAGATCTTGATTCATGGGTCATCTCTAAAAAAGGCAGAACAGACAGAGTACGCAAGAACAAGCTCGTCAACGAGCAGGCTATACCTGTTCAGCTGGACTACACAGTAACGCTGTTAGCTACTACACAGGACGATATAGACGAACTCACAAGCGAGGTTTTGTTCTGTATTCTTAACTATCCACGTCTTACTATAGACCTGCCTTACGGCTCTGACAGACAGATTCACGGACAGATAATGCAGAACGGTGATTTACAGGACAGTTCAGCACGTGATAAGTTCTCAGAAACAGGTATTCTGTATCAGCAGATTATACCGATCAGAGTGCTTGGATCGAATATAATAAATATTAGAGAGCAGAATTTAAGATATCTTAAATTAGGCGTTGATGTTATAAATAATAACAATAATTAACTTTTAAATAAAGGAGGAGAAAAACATGCCAAGAATTAATATTACAGAACATTCTGATACTTATAGTTTTCAGGTACGTAATAATAATTATGCAACAGTAGCACTTCCAATCTGTGCTATCTGGGGTCCGGCATACGTAGCTAATGACGAAGATGCAAACCCAGATTGGATTCATTTTTCAGCAGGCTACCGTGGCACTACTGACTTTGTAAATACGTTCAAGGGTCCAAATTCCTATATGGGTCAGCGTGAAAAGTCATATGATTATGCTTTAAAATTATTAGCATCCGGCTATGATATTCTCGCAAAGCGTGCAGATGGAATTGGTTCAGCTGCAACAGCAGAAATATCAAAGGGTATTAATATAATTTTTCGTTCTCAAGCTAAATATCCGGGATCTTACGGCAATCAGCTTAAATTAAGAATCAAAGTTGCAAATAATTTTGCAAACGGCAAAACAGCCTCTGTAGAAATTTATGACCGTAATGGACACACTGAATCTTCTACTAAGACTGTACTACAGCCTACTGATAAATTACTTGAAATTAAAACTGTTGCTTTAGACACTTCATCAGCTACCGATAATGTTCCATACATTCATGACTGCACTTTTGAATATCTTTCATATGTAAAGATCGAAGCAGCAAATGCAAGTCAGATTACAGCGGGTGCTGAATTCATCGATAGTCTTGTAGGTGGCTATGACTATAATAATAACCCACCATCATCAGCTGGATCATCAACAGAAGCTGAAATCAAGTCAATGATTCAGTCTCGTATTGGTTCCGGCTATAACAACAACACATTCTACAATTACATCACAGACATGATTGGTGACCCTTCTGCAAGCACCCCCGTACCTGCTAAGGTTTCAGCAGACGAAGTAAAACAGATTTGGAATCAGCAACGAGTTATTAATAATGCGTGGGCTATGATCTCGGAACTTGATGATCCAATCTGTTACGACTGGGACTGCTTATTCCTCGGAACACGTGATGACCAGTATGTGCCGAAATCATGGATAGACGCACAGGGTATCACAAGTCCGTCATATGCAGTTACACAGCTTCAGATTGATATGGCTAAAGTATCAGCAAGGTCAAAATGCGGATGTGCCTTTATTGGTACACCTTTCAACATGCCAAGAGGCAAAGATGACGGTGAAGCTACAGGTGCTGTTGCGTATAAGAACCAGTTAGCAGATAAGCTCACTTCTACATATTCTACATTTGCAGAACTTGTCGGTCCTTGGTGCAAGACAACCTTACCAATCAGCGGTTCTAATGCATGGATTACACCTGAACTTGCACATCTCTTGCTTATCATTAATGCTCAGGGCATCGGTGGTATTAATAAATGGTGGATGGTGCCTGCAGGTATGTCCTCTACAGGTGTTGCTCACACACCGGAATACAAAATCAAGAAAGCTTATCTTGATATTATTCAGAATCATGATGAGGGTGTTTGTCTTAACCCACTCATGGAAGTTCCGGGTAAGGGCTTTACATGTTTCGGTAACTCCACACTTTGGGACAAGCCGCTCGGCACTTACAACGCATTACAGAATCTCTCAACACGTTTACTCTGCAACAGAGTTAAACAGAGAATCTGGGACGTTGCATTGCAGATCCTGTTCAAGTACAACAATGAGAACGCATACTCACACTTCTATGCAGGACTTAGTCCACTCCTCGATGAAATGCGTTCAGTAGGTGCACTTACAGGCAATGAAGCCAATCCATATGGCTACAAGATCATCATGAACCCTGATATTGTTAACCTTGACAGAATCAATGCTAACACAGTAATCGGTAAGGTTTACCTTGCTGTTACAGGTGTAATTGATACAGTCGATGTTGACCTCTTCCTCTTACCACCGACAGGATTTATGGATACGTATGACTAATCAATAACTGACATTTAACCGTATAGTTATAATAATAATATAAGCCTTAGTGGTTTTCTGACACAAAGCTACTAAGGCTATTTTAAAATATTACGTAATTTTTTAAAATTTTACTTAAAGGAGGACAACCTTATGTGGATGGACAGAATGTACTTCGGTACTGACCATATGATTGGTCAGGATGACTATATGCCATACCTTAAGAGTAAGTTTGAAATCAGACTTTATGATGTAAACTCATCTAATATCGCTTCTTACTCCGATATTCTTACACTTTCAACACAGTCACTCGGTGAATTCACAAAGTCATATCAGGCTATTGAAGACCACTACGGAAATGACTCGTACAAGTTCGCCGGCAAGCCAACTTACAACAACGTATCATGGACAATCAAAGGCTACTGCGGTCTTGACTCACAGCAGGCACTTGTTGATATGGACGCACAGGTTTTTGATGCTGTTACAGAAAAGACAGGCAGACCTTCAATCTATATGAAGGATGCTTATGTACTCCGTGATTCCGGTGACGGTGACTCTAACTACAGCCGTATCTGGAAGTGGAGAGGTGTATGGCTTTCAAAGCTTTCATTCGGTGATCACGACTATAAAGCAAGTGATATCGTAACATTCAACTGTACACTCGAAGTATCACGTGCTATCTACCTCGGACCTATGTCTTAATAGGAGGTACTTAGTATGAATGATGCTCAGAGAAGAATGGCTAAGAAAGTTCTGAGTATGAATTCATCACGCAGTGATAAGAAACAAGACCTTAACTCATCATTATATGACAAACGTACCTTTAATGAACAGAGAGAAGGTCTTGCTGATTATCCGGCTGATAAACTCAAATTAGCACTTTCCGGCTATATAACAGACCCAATATATATTACCGGTGTTACTAATGACAACGGTAACATCACAGTGAACTACAGATTCTTAGATGAAAATCTTAATGAAGAATTTGTAAATGCTGAAATCGGATACGGACTTGATTACATAGAAAACATTCATTTGTTTTCCAGCAGACAGGACATAAGTTCCGGGAGAACTCCAATGGTACATAGACTTAAATCAGTAAACAGCAGTAAGATGACTGCTGACCAGGCTAAGCAGAGATACAAGGAACTGCTTACACAGTGCTACATTTCTGTATACGACCACAAGCTTGATGTAAATGATCCACAGGTTGTTGAATACCGCAAGCAGATGAACGATATTAAAGCTGAATTCGGTGATGTAGCAAACACTATGGACGGCTATATCAAGTCACTTGATAAAAAATATAAGAACAGCATTGACTTTACATCAGAAGATCTCGACAGCGGTCTTTTCAGCAAGAAAGAAAAGCCGTCAGAGGAAATCTTAAAGATGTACAAGCAGCTCAAAAAGAGCATTGACAGCCTTATTAAATCAGGCACACCGGCTTCTAACTCAAACCTTAAAAACATGCAGAACAAGGCATCTGAGTTTGAAAAGAAGTACGATGCCAAGGCTTTAAAAATGGCACTTGCTGCATCACGCAGAGGACTTAACAGTTCGACTGAAAGCGGTGACTGGAAAGAAACATATCATGTTAATCATGACCGCACATTAGCATCAATGGTTCATTACAATGACGCTACCGGTGAATACGACGGTGAAGTTGTATGGATCGATGAAAACGGCAAGCCACAGCAGAAAACTTACAAAGGCAAATACAATCCAAGACTTGCATTTGCTCCGTTTGTCAGCTACTGGATTACACAGGATACTAAGCAGACAGCCGTAGAAGAAAGCGATGCATCGGCTTATATAGAAGCATGCAGTAACATTAAAGACGCTGTTAAGAACAAATGGACATCTGAGAACAGTTCACGCAGAGGACTTAACTGTATGACTGAAAGAGCTTTTGTAGATGAAGTATATTACTACATTAATCTGATTCCAGATGATATTACTATAACACCGATTGTCGTTAAAGGTGCAGTTCACATAGCTACCAGCGAATATGATTTTACAGTGTATGCATTAGCTGACGACGGCAAGTTTAAAGTAAGCACACTTAAAGGTACTTTTGCAGAATCTTTAACTACACCACAGATTCGTGAAAACGAAGCACAGCTTTTAAAACTTGTAAAAGATATGCTTTTACAAGAATTAGGTACGGATGCCTTTATAGAGTGTGACGATGATAAGGTAGTATATGCCCAAATCAATGATCTCAAAGATAAAGCTGCCTTTATAAAAGCACAGCAGGATGCCGAACGTAAACGTCAGAATGATATTGAATTTGAACGTGAATACGGTGTAAAGCCGGAGGAATGGCATCCGTTTAACGATCTTCTGAAATCAGCTAACAGTTCACGTCGTCGCAGAATGAACTCATCACGCAGACGTAGAATGAGATAATGTTTGGAGGTAGTTTCTAATGAATCGTTTTATTAAACAGTTCAACAGAAAGCTTAATTCCTCAGTACTTCAGCTTAACTGCTGTCATAGTTTAGCTATGGCAGCTGAACAGCTGACATCAGCAATGATTACATTACCGGGAGACATAAACATTCTTATAACCGCTCCTAATAATTTCTCAGATGCTGACTGCGGTACTGTATACATAGATGAATACGATATCGAGTCTCCGGAATTACCGCTCGATGAACTTGTAGCATGGACTGAAAATGCAGTAAACTGCTGTCGTCGTATTAATCAAGCCTACAACGACTATCACAGCTTAAACTGCACACTCTCTGACACTGAACGCACACGTATCCGTGGTGTGTGGCAGATGGCTCAGAACGCTGTTCCGTTGCCGGAAGGATTCGCTTATGCTAATGTAAGAGAGAACAAGACAGAGAATGTGATTATCGGTGTTTTAAGATACACATCAAAAACACTCGGTACTCAGACAAACGTAGCTAAATCAGCACTTTCAGCTGATTTTCCGGTAGGCAGACACGAAGACTCATGGGGCTTTGAACCTAACTATCTGCCTCCGTCAGAAGCTGACACTGCTAATCGCAGAGCAAGTTCTACAGTGAGAGTCGGAACCGGTCTTATCACAACTACTGTAACAGGTGAAAAGCCAACAATACGTGATAAAAAAGCTGCTTACTGGCTTGTCGGTATTTTAACTGACATGATTGATTCTATTCTTAAAGACCCTCCGGCAAAGGCTTATGAGGCTTTCTTAGCTGACGGACTGCTTTCAGCTGATGAACTTGCTGCTATGGATGCTAACGGACTTGCTTCTTTAGTACGTAAAGGTGCTGTTCCTGTAGCAGATGCAGTTAAAGCACAGCCTGATACTCTTATCAGATTTTTAAGATCTGGTATCATCGACGGCAGGACAGCCGCTCAGATACTGCCGGAACAGACAGCATGGATTGCTAAGAGAGGATTCTTAACAGCTGAAGAAGCACTTGAAATCAACCCTGACTGCAAGGATGAACTTATTAAATATAAACTTTTACCGGCTGAACCTAAAGAGAGAAAGCCAAGACGTACTAAAGCTGAGATAGAAGCTGAAAGAGCGGCACAGGCTGGAACAGCCGAACCACCTGCTGTTAACTCTAATTCAAGCCGTAAGCCACCGGTACGAAGAATGAGAACCACAGCACGCTTTAATGCATTAAACTCACACCGTCGTTCACTGCCTGTATCAAGACGTACACACGTATGGAACAGACGTAATATAAACAAGCCTGTACTTAATTCAAATCGTGGTGATGCAGTTCTTATAGACGCAGAACCTTTAAATTTCAAGCCTTACAGATTCACTAATGTAGTCATGAACTCAGCATTAGCTGACAAACCGGCTGATCCGATTGAGAATGTTAACCTGAACAGTGAAGACGTAGCAGAAACACCTGTAGAAACAGCAAACAAGCCGGCTGAAACTCCGAGTGTTTCTGAATCACTTAAAGATACTAAACAGACAGGTCCGGCATGGCTCGTAAGAGCATCTATATCAGATGACATTATCTCGAACATGATTGTTCCGGGAAAGTCTAAGATTGAAGCTCTTGATTTATATTCTAAAGTATTCAGCAATGAATCTTCACATATAGTAAGCTGGGATGAACCGATTTCTGATATCCAGGAATGGAAAAAAGCCAATTCTGATTTAGATTTTGCGGTTCTGATCAAGAAAGCGTGATTAGCATGATCAAAGTAAGACTTAATTCAGCAGCACAGGTAACTAAAGAAACATTACAGTCACAGCTGAAACAGCTGAATTGCACATATACGGTAGGAACGGACAAGAATACCATAACTTTTACATACCCAAATGCGTCCGCACCGATAGTGCAATTAAATCTCGATATGAAAGCAAAAGGTATAAATATTCAGCTAAATAAGATTAATGCACTTAAGGGCTCTATCAGTGAAGTCGCACAGCGTATGGATGACTTACAGACAGAGATCAACAAGGCATTGCAAGCTATGACAAAGCTGACTGCTTGGTTAAATAGCGAGAATGGACTCAGTGAAGCACAGCTTTTAGTGAATGAATAAGGAAATGTGTTCCTATATAAATAAAGCTCCGTCCGCTCATGATGAGCAGTCGGAGCTTTTTCTTTGTATTAATATTCGATAGTACTTATCAAGATGATTAATATATGTTTCAGGCTTACCGCACAAAAATCCGGCTATGAAGGTAGAACTTTTTGGGATTTTACAATTAGCACCCTGCTGTAACATTCTACTCTCTCTCTCTCTCTCTACAGTGTATACTAAATCCTTACCGTCTGTGCCTTTTCTGAAAGCAACAATAGAAAACTGTCCTGGGTTGAACTGATCCAAGAATGTAATCGGTACGCCATAAACTGGGTGTCTGACCTTAATACGATATTTAGTCATGCTGTTTTACCTTTCTCACAATAACTCTTACAAACGGAATAACCGCTCTGCCGTCGTTGTCCACATAATACAACGAACGCATGCCGGTTGTGAAATGACCCTTGTTACCTTGAGCAAAATACAACTTTAGAAACTCAGCCGACATCGGCTGAGCATCTGCTAAATCTTTACCTTGTTCTAAAAGTTGCATTTGTTCCGGATTACGCACATCGAGATAATTCAACGGTAACGCAAGCAGCGGATTCTTTATTCTAATTCGATACATACTCATTCAACTTCTCCAATATCTCAATATCGAACCCTTTTCTCTGCATATCTATAAGCTGTTCTTCCGTCACGATCATTTCAAAATCATCTTCAATCGGGATATCAGACACTCTGTCCACATTAAAAGCCGCATAGTTATCAAAAATCGGATATTCGTTCTGATCGAAATGCTTGGTCAGTTTGAGCGGTTCATGACGCTTGTTATGTTCGAGGTTAGTGAACCAGCCAACATTGCCGAACTTAGCTATGCTACCGTCAGCTTGTACAAAACAAGGTACGTTATTCACACCGACCCACATTTCATTGTTACGTAAGAGCGGAAAAACATCTTTATAACCGATGCAGTTCTTAGGTCCAATGAACAGGAATTGTTTCTTATTGTTGATCAAATATTTGACATAGAATTGTACCAAACTGAACGGAGGGTTGCTAACTACAATATCAGACTCTTTCATTACAGCTACACATTGTGGTGATCTAAAGTCACCGTGACTATTGAGCGGAGTTCTGACGCAGACAGTTACGTCTGCATCGTTTCCACCGCTGTATTCAGCTTTTTCAGTAAAAGCCGTTCTGTCGAAATGAGTAGCTACTAACTTTTTCAGCTTTAGTTCAGCAAAATGTGTGTGGAAATAAACCCAAAACTGCGACTTTGTTTCATCGTCGCAGTTACAGTATACTATTTTGTTTTCAAAGTGCTGTCTGTAATTGGACAGCTCTTTTTCTATGTCTTCCAGTCGGGTGTAGAACTCATCGTTCTTGATGCCCTTAGCTCTGTGAAGATTCTGATTCTTGCTCATTATTCTCTAATCCCTCAAATTCTACTGACTTTAAAAGCTGTTTCACCATGCACTGTAAACAATTGGTAACTATGCTATTCCCAGCCATTTCGTAAAGTCTTGACTTGCTGGAAACGGCAGCAGCCTTATGGTAACATTCGTCAGAAAATCCCATTAATCTCCAACACTCCATAGGGGTAAGCTTTCTGATTTTAAAGAGGTATTTGTTATTATTTTCCAATTCGTTATTAGGCTCACAAACATAATTATCTTTCTGAACAGTGGTTAAAGTATTACAAAGACCTTGACTGTTAGCTTCTAAATGTTGTGTAGTAGGTACACCTACGGTTCTGTCACTTGGGTTTTCTGGATTTCTACCCCGACTTGCAACAATAAAAGGATCGACTGTCTCATCCGGCACAACCACTGCTTGTTCATTACCAGAAGTAACTAATGTATGTGCTATGTCTTTTAAAACTCTTCCACGTCTACGGTTCTGTGCGACATATGCGATATCTATTGAGTCCCCGATTCCCGCCATTTTTCTGCCAGATTTGGTTGCTTCTCTCCCAGCAATCAGATTATCTTTCTGTACTGTAGTCAGTGTGTTAGTGCAATCATCCGGACGTGGTTCCAACTCACGCATGTCACTCCATTTAGCATCAATCTCTCCTGCTTCATACTGTTTACGCATTGCTTTACCTTGTTCTGTACGTACAGGACGTAAGCATTTAGCTTCACCTACTACAGGTGTATCAGTGTCAGCAATAGCATACAATGCAGTAGAACCACCGGCAAGACCGCCACCCTGACTTGATAAAGTTACAGCTACACCGTTTGCATCATATACACGGTCACCCTGATGGAACTGTCCGTTCCAGTCGTTCTCTCCGACTCCACCGACTAACTGTGGATTGATCTCAGCTGACGCAGTGTCTGATTTGTTCTCTGCCGATATGCTAATTCGACGTACACGTCGTTTGGCAACCGGCTGTTCCGGTGTAGCAACCATAGATTTCATGATATTGCCGTGCAGTGCTGACACAAGATTGTCTTTTCGAAATTCAAGCTGTTCACCGTCTTCACGGTTTCTGATAGCACAGCCAACAGCATCTTCAGAGTCAACTTCAGCAGGTTCTGCTACTTTAATAACACCCTTGTTTGCTAAAGCACATACAGTAGGTGCTACTCCATCAACATTGTATACAGCTGTACTCTGATGCTCTTTGCCGTCATTTCCGAATACATTGCCGACTTGCTGACAATCAGCAACCGGCTCTACGATTTTAGGCATACGATTACCACCGCTGCATGTATCCATTGTCGGTGCAAGACCTTCAGCATCATAAACACGTCCTGCTTGTGGATTTGGTTCAGTTTCAGTACCGTAAAGCTGTCCTACCTGTTTGATTTCAGCTTCAACACGTCCGTTAGCATCAAATGTCGGAATGTCGTCACTTAGAATGCCATCTGCGGGCACAGCTATTGATTTAGGCTGTTTATAGTCAGTTGATGTCAATGTACCGGTAATACCATTAATATCTAAAACAGCATCACGCTGATGTCCCTTGTTTAAAGAACCAATCTGACGTATACGAGGCTTATACACATCAGTTTCAGCAGAAGTCTGATCCTTTATACGTTTTGCAGCATTCAACTGAGAAGCTACTGCATTGTTGTAGCCATTCTTTGTCCATGTGAACTTTTCAATCATCTTATCCGACAGATAATAAGATTCATCAACGTTCTTTTCGAGCAAGTCAATAAGCCTTAAATGGAGCGGTTCTTTTTCTGGGAACACGTAAGGCTTATGTTCACCTAAAATACTAACTGTAAACACACGCTCACGATTCTGTGGAATACCATAGTCTTTAGCGTTAAGTACCTTGTAATAGCTGCGGTATCCTAAAGCTATCATCTTACGCACGTAATCCATAAAGACGTGCTGAAACTTCGATGATACTAAATTCGGAACATTTTCCCATATTACGACTTTAGGCTTACACTCCGTAACTATACGAATTGTTTCATAAAGTAAGCTGGAACGAGTACCCGATCCTTCTGTACCACCTTTCTGTTTGCCGGCGATACTGAAATCTTGACAATTATGACAAATTGTTGAATTAGCAGTAAAACTGTGTGAATTTTCTACTTCTATATCATAAACGTTTTCTTGTGTATTTAGAGGTTCTATCTTACGTATTGGATACCATAAATAGCCGTCCTCGTAGAACATAGAACGTTTAGTAACATCTTCTTCACGTCTGTATGTAAGCTGATATGAATCATGCTGATTTACAACACGTCCTTCTATAACATGGGTTTTCGGACGTTCAGTCTTATAAATAGAACACGGCAAATGATATGCTTTTGCTATCAATTGTGCTATACCATACATAAGTTCTCTGCTGGTTGACGTTGCTTTAAAGGTATCATGGGTACAACAACCGTCCGATTCGAAATAACCGGCTAACAGACTCTTTATTAAGTCAACAGGCATGTCAAACACAAAACCGGGAATAAACTTATTAGATGCACTATGTCCAAACTGAGCACAGAATGCTCCTAATTCTCGGTTAGCAAACTGAAATTTATCTGTAGTACGGTCATGCACTAAAGTATAATGATACTTTTCTGATATCTTAGTAGCAAACGCATCCGCTTTGTCCTTAGCACAACAAATAATGATGCCAGAAATGTTACCACCTCGATTATTGCGTACACGTGTCCAACCGTCACCTAAGTATCTGCCAACTAAATACCAAAGATTCTCGTCTTCCATATTTAATTCTTTCTTAATATAGGTATTAGTCCAGCGTTTACATTCAATTCCATGCCAATCAGGTATAATGTTGTTCTGATTAATTGCAACACCTACCCAGTCAGTAGTAGTGAGATCTTTTACTTCTTTCCATTCAGGTGATTTCCAATTACGCTGTACAGTACGTTTACCATCTTCCTTAGTTGGATAAGTCTGATACATTGTACGTACCCAAAAGCGATGATTTGATGTAGTTTTAATCTCATCCATATTAGATGTAACAAGTCTGATTATGTCTTTTTTACCATTATCAAAAAAGTTCACAACTTTTTCATAAGTGTTTTCATGAGTGAGTACATAATCACCAACTTCAACATCAATGATTTTCTTATAACCGTCCTTAGTCAGCACAAGTGCATCCGCAGTAAAGCACGGAGAACCGTGCATAATTACGTCAATATTGGAATATTTGTCACCAATTGCGTGAAACTGAGTAATATCCTGTGGAGGAAAATCAGTACCGTTAATAGCATTGTATGCTTTCACGGAATACGGGTTTATCTCAACATAATCTACGATATTAATAGGCAAATCAAGTGATTTAACAGCCTGTGTAAATGCACCAATACCACCGAATAACTCTATAACATTTAAAGCCATTATTTTATATTTCCTTTCTGTTTTTCAATTAAAGTGTTAACCCATGTGCCCCATTGATCAGCCATAGCTTCAGCAATACCCGGAGCGGTTTTGCTCCGCTGTTTGCCGTCATGCGATCCGACACCTCTGCAAAAATCAGCAGACATTGAAGTTACTCTGCCATCTTTCTTAGTATATGTAATCAGCTCCGGCTTAACTATATTAGTCGGACATAATGCTGGTAATTCCTTAAGCCAGTAACATGTTTTCTTTCTTGTTTTACTGCCGAAATAATGCGGAGAAACAACCTGATAGTTCTTCAAAGGCAACGGATATTTTTCCCACAAATCCGGAAACCATGTTTTGATGTATTCCTCACCGTTCATAATATTCATTGGATTTTCCACGCATATATGCGGACAGTCAGCTTGTATAAACTTCATGAAAAACTCAATAGCTTCTCGCTGTCTGCCGTCAGCACGTTTCTTCTCAAAATGCCTTGCACCAGATAACGAGAGGTGAGTACAGGGCGGATGGGAAATTATTATATCCCATTTTCCGTCAATTTTATGCTTATCACCGTTCTGAGTTACAAACTCACAGTTGCCGTTCAAATATGGCAATACATCACCGTGGATATGCCATTCTGGATGTCCACCGGAACATTCCTGTATATCAGCTGAAAAAGCCGTAAATCCTCGTTCTCGAAAAGCAATACAGACTCGTTGTGATTCTTCACAGGCTACAAGTACGTTCACTCATTTAATCCCCCTTCATTTTTTTAAAGATTCAGATAATTATATTATAACATACATTCTCAAAAAATTCGAAGATAATCTTGCACAATTACAAGATTATCTTCTTTTTCAACAGCTCTTTCCGATAACTGTCAAACAGTTCCTCGCACAGCATTACGTTGTATTTATCAGCTTTCATATCAGCTTCCGTCAAAAACAGATGCATCCGTTCCAGTCTGCTCTTGCCGGTCTCTGACGGCTTTTTATCAGTCAGCCTGTACACGTCGTAATAGCCGTAAGGAGGCTCAAACCTATTAAACACTATCTTCCAGTAACCGTTCATGTTATGCCAGTATATCGGCAAGTTATTGTAAACTCTTTCTCGAATAAGTTGCCGATAACAAGCATTACGTAACAGCTGCAAATCTTTAAACTGCTTTATACAGCCGTTACTTCTGTCCAGCTTATGTATGTAAGCTACAATATCAGTGTAATTACTGATAATCTGTTGCATGCGTGTCCAGTCTTTAACCTTATCACCGTTGATGTGATACACGTCAAATTCCAACTGTGACCGTGTTTTACGATCGTACAGAATAAAGCCGTCTATAAACACACACTGATTATCGGTAAGCCATTGATAAGCGTCCAAACCGCTTATGTACGACGTCAGCAAATCAATACGCTCGGCAAGTGCCTGTATGTACAGCATGCTTGGTATTTCCATATAGAGGTCACCTCTTGCGTTTGATTAATAAGCGCGAATATGTAATTTTAGGCTGCCCGTTTTTAATGATAACCGCAGATACATTTAAATCATTCCAATTTGGATAGTCACTTGGTTTATAAATCTTAGAACGTAAAGACATGTCAGCTGCACCTCTCTGAGTTATTCCAATTACATCAAACTGATTATAATTTAGCTGTCGTAAAAAAGAAATAGGCACTCCCATCATTCCATAATAATTATCAGGAATATCTGTTACTTTAGTCACTTCAATAGCATCATAATTATCATACATCGGATACTTAGTTATGTCATAATCAGCAGTAAATTGATAGATCGGTTTTTCAATATCCGGTAATATGGTAGTATACCAACCGGCTACTTGATCCACTATCTGTCCATTTGTATTAACAAACTGCATGATATTCCGATGTGCTGTTTCATGTGCATTCACACCGCAAAACAGTTGTTTCGTTTTGATCAAAGGAAATACTTGTTTGAATCCTATCAAAATCTGTGGAGCAATAATTATAAAGTCCTTATTGTATTTGTTAAGATAAATAATAAACTGTTGCATAAGAGAAAACGGTGGGTTCGTAACAACAATATCAGCTGCTTTCATAATAGCCATACACTGCGGTGACCTGAAATCTCCATGACTATTGAGTGGTGCTACGACCGCTGACGTTATATCATTGTCGTTCTCACCGTAGTAATCATACCGATTCACAAAAGCAGTTTTATCGTAATACGTAACTGTCAATTGTTTAAGTCCGAGTTCATTGAAATGCACATGAAAGTATTCCCAAAATTTTGAGAATTTTGGATTATCGCAGTTACAGTATATATGTTTACCTTTAAGATGTTGCTTGTAGTGTGCAAGTTCTAATTCAATATCAGACAACTGAGTGTAAAACTCATCATTCTTTACTTTCTGTGCTTTGTGTAGATGTAATACTCCCATATTTTACACTCCAAACTGCTTGATAGTTGTACCTGTAAGCCACTGATAAGCGTCCAGATTGCTTATATACGATGTCAACAAATCAATGCGTTCTGCAAGTGCTTGTATATATAGCATGCTTGGTATTTCCATGATTGCTCACCGCTTTCTTTTTATTAACAGTCGGTCAAACGTGATTTTCGGCTGATTGTTTTCAAGCAAAACCGCCGATGAATTTAAATCACCATAATTTGGATAGTCACGTACTGTATATATCTTAGTACGCAACGACATATCAGCCGCACCTCGTTTTGTAATATCAATAAGTTCAAACTGATCATAATTCATCTGTTTCAAAAATGATAAGGGAACACCCATTATTCCATAGTATTTATCAGGAAGCAATGCTGTTTTATTTACATCAACTGCATCATAATTATCATACTTCGGATGCAAATCCACATTATAATCAACTGTAAATTGATATATAGATTTTTTCACATCGGCCTGTAGTGTAGTAAACCACCATGCAGGAACACGCTGTACCGTACCATCGCAAGTCATGAACAGCATGTCATTTGTCTGCATAGAGTTCACACCGCAGAACAGTCTTTTACTTTTGATTTGTGGAAACACTTCTTTGTAAGATACAACATGAAGCGGTCCTATAAAGATGTAATCAGTCGCATACTTATTAAGATATACAACAAACTGCTGCATCAAACTAAAAGGCGGATTTGTGATTACTATATCAGCCTCTTTCATAATCGCAGTACATTGCGGTGATCTGAAATCACCGTGACTGTTAAGCGGTGTCTGTACCGATGATGTAATATCAGCATCTGCATTTCCATAATAATCAAAACGATTCACAAACTGTGTTTTATCAAAATAAGTAGCAGTCAGCTGCCTTAAACCCAGTGTTGCAAAATTCACATGAAAATACTCCCAAAATTTTGAAAAGTATGGGTTGTCACAATTACAGTATATATGTTTATTTCTGAAATGTTGTTTGTAATGATATAACTCTGTTACTATATCATCTAATCGGGTGTAGAACTCATCATTCTTAACACCTTTAGCTTTGTTCAGCTTTTGTACACCCATAACTTACACCCCAAACTGCTTAATTGTTGTGCCGGTAAGTCCTTTGTCTACCAAGAATCCTTGCGGTATGCTGTCTATAACTTCCTGTACGTGCGTTATGATGCCAACCGTTGATATGTTTTTAAGTCCATTGAGTGTACTTAATACTCTATTAAGTGACTCCTGATCTAATGTTCCCATGCCCTCATCCACATAGAGCATATCTATATCTAAGCCACCAAAAAGTGAATTAATCGAACTCATCAACCCTAAACTAAGACTCAAACTCAGGATAAACAACTCACCGCCTGAATACGTCTGTGCCGGACGTGCCTTGCCAGACAGCTTGTCAAGTATTGATATTTCCAAACCACCCTGTGATCTGCCAGCACTTTCCCATTTAATATTTAAGACAAACTGATTATTAGATAATGTAGAAAGGTATCTGTTACTTGTATCTAAGATCCATTCAAGCTGTCGATGCAGTACAAAGTTTTCTAGAGATAATTTAGCTGGATTTTTACCGCTTATCTGCTCGTATATATACTTATACTCTTTGTGTTTCGGCAGCAGTTCAGCTTTTTTAGCTTTGATTTCTTCAACATCAGCTATCAACTTTCGGTCATTAGCAATAGCATTATCAGTACCAGCTATAGTACGTACAAGTCCTGTAATACCTGCATTAAGCTGATTAATACGAGTTTGACATTCTAATTCAGTTATGTCAGAAACTTTCTCCGGTGCTTCTACAGCATTGAGTCTTCTCAACTCAGAATTGAACCGCTCCGTCTCTGCTGCATACTTAGCTTGATTACGTTCGTAGTCTTCGACAGCTTGTCTGTACTCAAGTCCGTCTTTAACAGTTTCCGGATCAAGCGGTATGCCGTCTTTTTCAGCTTCGGACTTTTTAAGTTCGACAGTATGTTTCCAAGAGTCAATTTTTGATCTGATAGACACTATCTTAGCTTCTGCTTGCTTGTATTTATCATACTCAGCTTTAAGGTTATTATATTCTGTTTCAGCTGTTTCAAGTTCAATCGACAAAGTTCTGCTATCTAAACTCTTGAATTCACGCAATTCCGTCAATGCGGCTTTAATATTATCAGCTGTTGCATCCTGTAACTGATGTTTAGCGTTCAAACTATTCAGCTGTGTGTTTAATTCATTCAGCTGTTTCTGTAGCTTATTCAGTTCAGTTTTAATAGCAGTTGCCGTCATATCAATATCACATTCCGGCTTTGCCATAAGCGGATGTTCTTTCATCCACATCTCAACAGCTTGTTTATTAGCCTGCTTTTCTGTAAACCAATCAAACGACACATCCGGTGCCTTTATATTAGTATCAGTTAGATAAGCAGTACCGCAGATTGGACAGGTACCCTTTTCGCATATCTGTAACAAGTGTGTTTTTAAACTTTCAACATATTCCGGCTTTGCCTTATCTAACTGTGCCGTAAGCATTGCAAGTGTGCTTTCATGATCTTTATACGCTTTCTCATGTTTAGTATACTCGACTAAATCACGCTCAAACTGTTCACGTATTGGCAATTTAGTATTTAAAGCGTCACCTGTTTTCTGTACATCCGCTATCTGCTTTTCAGTTTCTGCGATTTTAGCTTCAACGTCTTTATATTCGATAGCTAAATAACCAAGCGACTGCTCTTTTTCTTCATACTCATAAGCACCATCAAACTGTCGCTTTAACTCTGTCGCTTTAGTTCTAAGCTTGTCTACATCATCAGCTGATACTTCCTTGCAGGAGACATCCCAAAGTTCTTGTTGTAACGTCTTGATTTCTGATTCAGCACTTTCAAGTGACTGTTTTAAAGCTACAGCTTTGTCGTACAGTTTAATAGACGCACTGTACTGCTCATACAGAGCCTTGTGCTCTGCTATAGTATCAACATGTTCCCTCTGCTGTTCCAGCTGTTTAAGTTGATTCTGAGCGGTTGTATACAGATGTAATAACCGATTGTATTCCTGTAACTTCGGCTGTAATTCCTGATATGTCTGTAAATCATTCTGATACCGTTTAAGTTGATCCTCATTAGCCTGCTTAGACGACTCAGCAAGTTCGATACGACTTTTAATCGTATCTATGGTATCTCCATGCAGGTAAGCCTGTTCAAGCTGAATAAGACTGTCTATGTCGGATTTAAGGCTATCTTGTTTTTCTTTCAATTTCTGTTCAAGATCTCTAAAAAGCTGTGTATCAAACACATTACGTAACAAAACCGCTCTGTCTTTGGAATCAGCTAACAGGAACTTACTGAAGTTACCCTGTTCCAGCATGACCATCTGATCAAACTGCTTGCTGTTAAGTCCTACGACTTTTTCTATAGCATTGTTACCTTCTCTGATTTTATCAAAAATCATATCCGGTGTGTGAAATTTAAGAGTAGTAGTGCCGCTTTTAGACATTGTACGTACTATCTTATAATTAACATCTTGCTGCTCAAATGTGAGTTCTACTTTAAGATCTTCCTTTTCACCAGCATAATCGCTGTAAATAGCCTTGCTGATGGTGCTGTTAGCAGCACGCTGCTGATTAAGTGTGACTCCGTACAATGCCCAGTGTATAGCATCTAGCATCGTGGACTTTCCAGAACCAGTAGGTCCGGAAATCAAGAATACACCCGGTTTAAATTTAGTAAAGTCAAGATTAGCGTCTTTAATACTAATAAAATTTTTAATTTTAAGAGTTAGTAACTTCATGTATGACCTCCTCAATCAGTGCTTTCTGTTCCGCAGTAAACTCTGGTATTTCAATCTGCTGACAAAAACTATCAATAGCTTCCGTAAATGATGCAAACTGCTCCATCGGCTTGTTTAGATCAGCTTCCCATGTGTCTTTAACACCAGCAGTTACAGTAACAAGATTTTTAAAATGAGCTTTCAACTCAGTAATCGCAAATTCCGGTGTCAGTGTCTCATCTATTAATTCAACCTTTACAAACGCACCTGTATCTTTCTGAGACAGACAATGCTGCAAGTTACCCTTAATCACTTGTAAATCATGCAGTATAGTAATCGGATAGTCTTCATAAGTATAAGTGCCGTCAGGCTGTATATCCCAGACACGCACATCATACGAGTAAGAATCGCCGAAAGCATACGGCAATAAGCTACCACAGTAATACACGTTAGTTCCGACTTTCTGTTTTTTATGTATATGTGCGGCTAAGACAAGTGGAAAATCTGCTACATCTTTTAACAGTACCGCATCATCAAAAAAGGTAAGTGCTTCTGATTTACCGGTAGTGCACTTTTCAACTGACTGGTGTATTGTTAATACCGTGTGTGCCTTATCCTGTACATTTTCCAAATAAGCGTTAAATGCATTAGAATAACTGTCAAAAACCTTGTTAAATCTCATTTCAGCCGTTACAGGCTTTACAAAAGACAGAAAACACAATTTAACATCATCAACTACTGTTGTCATCACATCTTCGATAATGTCAATCTCCGGACGTAAAAAACTGCTGAAAAGCATCAGACGACGTGTTGAGTCATGGTTGCCGACAGTGATCCAGCAGTGCAAATTACGCTGTTTACATGCTTCTCTAACCTTACTTGCAAATTCAAGAAATAATTCTTGTGCTTCCAAGGACGGATTTGCACTATCAAACACGTCACCGGCTATTATAAGATTAGCTTGCTGTGCGTGCATCAAATCAACTATCTGATTAAGTACGTGACGCTGGTCCTCAATAATGCTGTGCTTATGAAAAGTCTTGCCTATATGCAGGTCACCTATATGTATTAGTTTCAAAATTCTGATTCCTCCAATTTTAAACTTGTTTCACGTAGCACCGTATAGATTTACGATTTTCATCTTTTCTAACTACACTAGTTACACCATACCGACTACATATCCGTTTCGCAAATAATTGCAACGACACACCACCACAATTACGGGAGGCACAATAAGTGATATAGTTATTATAATAATCTGATATCGGAGTTAATGTTCCAAGTAACGATTCACCTGTTTCTTTCCACCACACGTCTAACAAATCACCACATGCATATGTAATCGCACCTTTATCGGTTCCTAACCAAGTTAATTTATTTTTAACTAAGTTATACACAACTGTATCGGACATCGCACTATAGTTTGTTTTTACAGGAAGCAATACATACTTGGTACCCACAACGTTATCATAATAATCCAGTGTAAACACCGATTTCCAATTACCATGCATAGCCGTAGATCCATATATATTAGCCAAAGGTGTGCTAAATACACCACCAAAGTCATTAAGAATAGGCTTTTCCTCATAAACCTGTCCATCTAAACCGATTGTCATCAAAGCACTACAGTGTGTTCCACGCACCATTTGTAATATTGTATTTGCAGCTCTCCAACTCATAATATCATCCCATAATATCGTAGGTGATCCAACAAACAAATCAAAAGAATCAAGCACTAAAAATTGGGGTGCATAATCATCAATTAAATTTTGCAAATATACTATTCGATCATCATAAGTAAGAGAATCCAAATATTCATATCCAATCACCCGAATATTCGCTAAATTACCTTTATTAATTTTAATCCACTGAGTTATCTGCGTTGAAAAATGTCGGGTTGATAGATATAATACTCTGCGGGAGATTTCATCTGTTTCTCCCGGTAATGGGATTCCTGCTGATATGGAAGCTGCAATTGCACAACATACCGGTGTTATTGGTATGTAATTAGCAGCATACACTACTGCACACTCCCCTATCGGCAATAATGGAGTCCAAATACATTCCACACTACAGGGTGCTAAACTCATAAATATCACTCCTTAAAATAAGTATAACATATTACTTTGAAAAATTCGAAGATAATTGCTTGCCTAATAACTGATCGTTCCAATCTTTATATACAGATTTTACAGGAATTCTAACGGCATTTGTATATTTTTGAAGCACGCAGTCAGAAATTTCATTACCACGATCATCATTATCAAACGCAATATAAATTTTCGCATTGGGATAACGTTTATGGTAGTCATCGATTAAATTATATTTAACTCCTAATAATGCTACTAACAAACATGTTTGCAGACGACCACGAAACATCTGATAAAAAGACATCAAATCAATAACAGCTTCAAAAAATATAATTCCTTTTATCGGAGTGCCTACAGTCAACTCTACACCGTGTCCTCTATGTTCCCCTGATATACGCTGGAACCTACTATATGTTCCCCTTAATCCCACACCACATATACAGGCATCATCATCATAAATTGGAAACACACAATTATTCATCGAATCTTGATATAACTTGTGTTCATCGATAAAGCGTTTAACAATATCATACGCAATACCACGCTGTTTACATAAATAAGCAACTACTCTGCGATAATCATTAACAATACACCTATCTAAAATTTGTGTAGGCATTTCAGAACGTTTTCTATCCGGTGTTTCACCCAGTAGCATAAACACTGCTTCAGGAAAAGTAATTGAATTCCCATGCATAATATTTTCATAAGTCATTACGAAATCAATAGCTTTACCTCCGATTTGACGACTATGCCAGTAAAACTGCCACGGATTATTACTGTCAATACAGCAGCTATCATGTTCCTCTAATATATAGGACTTACCGCTTTTTTTAAGAATGATGCCTTGTTGTGCACAATAATCGATTAAATTTACATGATTTGCTGTATCACGCATAGATTCTGATATTAATCCCATAATTACGTTACTTCCTCCTTAAAAGTATGTGTATACATATACCGTGTATATGCAATAGCATCTGCTGAACCCTTACCAAATAAATAAGGATTTCCTTGATATAAAGTTGCATCAATGCGACGAAACACATCATGCTTAGCAAAATCAATTAAATATTGATCAACATCCACAACCGTAACAGCTGCTAAGCGTGCAATTAATTGTTTCATAGTATCAGACATTAATAATAACTGTCCACCTGCAAACTGATTTGGATCAGCATACGTCATAAACTTCCAACACAAAATAAGTACCGGACTGATTTCAACCGGTAGCGTGTAGGGTTCAAACAATTTAATATATTCCGGTTCTTTATCAATCATTAACAACTGCCTCCGTTTCTATTGATGATTCGCTTACGGTCTCAGAAGCATCTTTAAATTGATTTTTTACTTGTTTTATATCTAACCAAGCACCCTTACCTAAAATACACGCATTTACTTGATACCTGCCTGTACACACTCGTTTTAATATATGTGATTTAGTCATTTCCTGAATTGTATGTTCTACTCTGCTAAAACTAATATTTAATTTAGTAGCTATTCGCATTTTTAAGCACTTATCAATAATGACATACATACCCCCAAAATCATCATCAGCGTCTGCATATTTTATATAAGGCAGTAATGCAAAAAACAATCCCGGTAATCCATTCTGTAATGCCGGTACATAGTCTAAACAATCTGTATACCACTTTACATAACTTGGATCTTTTGAATAATAAAAAGATGCATCTATCTCTTTTACTTCACCAGTTTCTTCACTTGCTACAATTCGCATCTTATTGGCTCTTGCAAGTTCATTCTCATACTTCTTTAATTGATCTAAACTCATTCGTAATAGTTTCACCTCAATTTCCCAAAATTTCAAAAACACTGATAATCGTTCCTATATGGAAAACTCTATCATAATTACAAAATCATAGTCAAGGACTGTCGAAATTCAGCAGTATTACTGTCGAAATTCAGCAGTATTACTGTCGAAATTCAGCAGTCCAAACATTGGCAATCAACGTATTTACGTGGTTTACAGACTACGTTTACAGTCTATTATATTAGAGCGTTTTCGTAGGCAACTATCACATGCAGATTTTTCGATTATTTAAAAGCTGAAGATGTTACATTAAGATTAGTAGTTGTTTATGCTAACGTTTGTCGTAACACCTACGTACTAACCACCGACCAACCCATTCCGCAACTTCGTAGGTGACTACACCGTTGCCTATTGGAAAAAAGTATACCGCCTATACTCGTGGGTTGTGTTGGTTGATCCCCAAGTAAGTGACGGAACCTCTATAGGCGTTTAGATTTTTTTCCAATAGGCTTTTGTGCCATCACTTTTGAAAGTTAGTTGACGTATAAAGGATACCGTTAATTTTAGGGTTTTCAAATGTTTCTGGTATATATATCGGATTTATTTGATATTGTTTTGATAGCTTTTTCATTAAGATAGTTGGCTGTTCCAATTGTAATTTAGTTAAAATTCTTGAGATTGTTGTTATAGGTATACCTGTGTCTTTATGTATCTCAATAGGTGATAATACTACTAATCCATTTTCATTAGTGTGTTTAATAATGTAGTTTATTATTTTTAGTTGTGATGTATTATGTAAAGTACGGTTAATTAAATTTTGTTGTAAATTCCATTGTTGTAGTGTTAAATCTTGTGGAATTGTAACACATTGGGTGAGTAATGTTTGATCAGTTTCTTTTTCAACAATGTATTTTGTGTTTTCTATCATATTTCTTTAGTCCTTTCCTCTGTTTAAGCTTGAGTGCTATTATGACTACACCAATAATGGTTTTTATTATACTACAATACTTTAAAATTGTCAAGTGTATTTTTTATAATTTTAGCAATCGTAGTTTGATTTTACGTAATCCACGAGTGATGAAATTCAAAAACTATAATATAATTTATTGATTCTACACTACAGCATATTTAAATATTTTAGGAATAACTATTGCTATTTTGATGATATTTTCAATTTGTATATAATTACATATTTAGAAATTTGTAGTTAGTGACTGCTGAAGAACAGCAGTCGTTATTTAGAAAATCAACATTATTTATGGTATTTGTATTAAAGTTGGTATCATTTTTGATACTAAGTACCCCCAATTTTGACGGTAGGATATTCATTTATCAATAAATAAAAGCCTACTCAGAATCACTATTCCAAGTAGGCTTTTACTATTATTTAGTTTCTTTATCTTTTTTAGCTCGTTTTGGTTTAACTAAAGTCTTTCTTGCTTCATTAAGACACTTCCAACTACAACACAACACATAATGTGTATTATGACTGTCATCTCTGTAGCTGCTGAACTTATAAGCATATGTAGATGGAGAACATATTATCGGAAGATAGAATTGTTTATTACAAATAGGACAATTGTAATAACCAGCTTTGCTATCTTCATATCTTGCATCATTATTCATCCTGTAGCGATTACTAATCATAATTCTCAAATCCCCCTATAAATTAATCAGTAAATCCAACAATCAGCTCTTGTAGTGCCTTCATATCCAAATGGACAAGCAGAACTACTCCATACAAAAACATCAATAGTTCCGTAGGCTCCGCAACAATCATCAACCCAGTAATTTCCATTCATGCAAGGATATGACGGAAATTCTAAATATACGGTAGTACGTCCATTACGGTCATACCCGTATGATTCCTGTATCGTTCGGCACGCTACTGAACCACGAATGCCGTCATTATAATCTCCATACCCTCTAAGAGTACGTCCAGATCCACCACAAACTCCCGGATAATAAGCTGTTTCCGGGTAATAAGTCATGTAGAAATTACCTAAATAGATCTTATCACCGCTGTCAACTGTCGGTGCTTGATACTCAATATGATCACCAATTTCCGGATTACACTCTGTACAGATACGTGTTTCAAGATCAGAGAAATCATCACATCGGTACGCATCATCTTTGTTCCATCTGCATGTTGATCTATGAGCATATTTAGTGCTCGGTTTGTACACTACATATTCTTCAGTTACTATAGCCTCTGTTTCCGTAACAGTCGGTGTTGTTTCAGCTGTAGTAACTACAGCTGTTTCAGTTGCAGTTGTTGTAACAGCCTGTGATGTCGGTGTTTCGCTGTTACTTTCATTATATTTCGTGTCTTCTACTTTGATTTCCATTTCCGAAGGCTGTGCAGCTACAACATCCTGCACGTTATCTTGTACGCTATCCTGACTGTTAATCTCTTCATGCTTTCCAGCTTCTGTTTCAGCTGTAATAGTACCAACGGCTGTAGAGCCGTCTGTGACGTTCGTTAATGCCCCTGTAGTATCAAGGGTAGTAACTGTACTAACTTTGCTGCTGACAGTGGTTGTAGAGCTTGTCAGAGCGGTTGTCGTCGATGCAGTTATTTCTGCTGTAGTTGATTCTGTAAATTCGACTTGTTCGTATGTTTCATTGATTGGTCCGCAAGCACCTAAAATAATTGCCAAACTAAGTATACAGGTACTCGTTATGATTTTTGAGTTCATATAAATCTTTCCTTTCACTGAACAGATTTTTACAAATCTGCTCTTTTTTCGTTTGTGGTTTCTGCGTATGTCAGCTATTATAACAGCTGTTTTTGAAAAAGTCGAATTTAAATGTGATTTTATATTTTAGAATTTGTAATTTCCAAAGTAAGTTCAACTGAAAATTTGCACAATTTCAACAAGTGCAATTTGTATAGTATTTTAAGAATACAAAAATTGATGTTAAATTCCCAAACAATACTAAAACCGCTCAGAAAAGAAAAATGCACAAGATTGTGAATAAAATCTTGTGCATTATTTTGTTATTTTATATTAGGATATTTTAGTAGTTCACACTATATAATGTTAATTATTTTACAGAATATGTTAGCTAATATTAGGATTAACAGTACCACCCTGTGCTGATCTTTGGTCAGCATAATAAGTCATACGTCCAGTACCGTAAGGTATCCACGAAGACGGTGAATCATATATCCATCGTGCATCTACTATACCGGCAGCATACCAGTTCTCATGGAATTCACCGTCCTGTGGACAGCCGGTGCCACTGTTATTACCTGTCGGTGTACCTCCGGCTATAATACGCATCTTATCATAATCGTCCATATCAGATGAGTAGCCGGTCATCTTACCACCATATTTAATCATATTATAGAAGTTGTTCAAACCTGTGTCAGAACCGTCAGCGTGTACTTTAGCAAGCAACCCGCTCTCGCTGTACAACTCACCGAATGACCATATTCCGGTTTCCGGGTCAAGCAGAGCACGTCCTTCATCAGTCAGATTGTGTGAAAATCGTTTATAATATCCGAGCATTAAATAAGTACGGAAAATACGTGCATAGAGCCATCCTACTGGATTATCACCGTACTCTGACAGACTGATGCCGTACATAATACCAAGTCCGATGTTCTGTTCAATAGTAGCGACAGTTGGAAGTGTGCCCATGTACGTGTCTGAAAGGTCCAGTGTGACGTACTCAATAAAGTTAGACGGAGTAAAGCGTGTGTCAACATCCACATCACCCGGAGTTGGTGTCGGACCACCTCCGCTGATAGTGATATCTACTTTTAACTCAGTAACAGGCATTGGATCTTCAACCTGTCCACGTCTAAAGGACACGTTCTGATGATGTAAGTAAACCGGCTTGTCGTTGACACAGAACTGTCCCTGTATAGCTTTAATTTCTACATGTTCTATAGTATTGGTATCACTCAGTTCCGGAACATAATAAGTCGAGCCGGCTTCGAGCAGCAACAGTGTTCCGAGTTTACATCTGACCTGATTAACTGTACTCATCCTTGACAGCATAACACGTTCAATTTCAGTGTCTGAATTAATAGTTACTGTAGAATGTCTGATTTCAAGTGTATCGACTTTACAGCTGTCATCTTTAAAAAAGACGAACGGACAGTTGTCAATAATTACGGTATTACAATCGAGTTTATTAAGCTGAATGACAGCATTACAATTTCGGAATATCAGAATATCTGAATTTGAATCAACTGTTAAAAGTCCGTTGTAAAAGCCTTCGAATACTCTGTTACGTTTGTCTACTATCTTAACAGTCAGCTGATCTGTAAGGCATTTTAACATTGACTCTAGTATTCTCTGTGATGGATTAACAAGCTGCTGTGCGGACACTGCACCGGACAGTATACAGTTTGCATCTCCGTACATCAGACCATCGTTGTCTTTGTCTATCATTACTAAGTCCGGTACTCTTGTGTTGTCTGATATGACCCATTTACCCTGAATCTGAATATCGTCTATTGATGCTGCTGTTTCAGACATGTCAGCTGAGTTTTCGTCCAGACTCATGCCTAATTCGGACAATAAATCAGCTATATACTGTAATGAGTAGACCTCATAGACAGCTATGTCAACAGGCTTGCTTAGTATACTTGTAGTTCGGATTATCAGTTTATTCTCTGTTGTTTCAACTTCGTATATATCAGCAATTTCGGGTAACAGATCAGCGTTCAGAAACTCGATGAACGGAATCTTATTAGGATTCAGTTCAATATCCACGCTGTACTCGATAACACCGCTTTTAGTAGTATAGCTGATCAGCTGACCTGTGAACTGTTCGGAATATCTTAACAGTTCATTCAGTGTATTGCTTGCTGTTCTTAATATCCGGTATGGATACAGCAGAGCGGTTTCTATGTTGCTTACTTCACTTATCTTGTATATCATGTTTTTATCCCTCAATATTCAGCTTCCCATTCGCAGTTGACTATCTGCGGTTGTGACGGAGCGTCCGCATTAGCAACCTTAAATCCGATACAGCGTGAATTATATATTAACAATGCGTTGCCGTCATGTTGTAATGTTCCGAGAATGTCAAGTACATTAAAATCGTAAATCGTGTTTTTAGAATGATCGCTTTCCTGAAAATAATTAATACCGGGGATCCATACGGTATCAGCGCACCAGTATGTGCATCCGTATCCGATGTAAGTTATGTTCCTGACATAGCCTCTGCGGTGTCGTACAGTAGAGTTTAACAGCATTGTAAGGCTTTCGATATAATGCGTGTAATTTTCAAGATAAACACAGCTGTTACGCATAATTTTAAGATGCTCAATATTACATGCCTTGCTTTCACTCTCAGCCTGCAGATGTACATCAGGACAGTCTGTGACAGTGATGTAACCGCTCCAGTTTGTAATCAGTATCTGTGATTTAATGTTTCTTAATATCAGATTGCCTTTGCCGGATATCTTCATTACAGGACCTGTCCAGTTCTGCAGGACACGTCTGTAGTTATCGGTTAGCTGAAACTCTATTGACTCGTTGAAAGTGTGCAGCATTGTATCAAGTTCGGTTTGTGTAATGTTTGTATACACTCTCTTAGCTTCCGGCTTTTTAACAGTGTACAGTGAGTCTACCAATGTACCGTTCCTGTCGGTCTTTCTGATTTTGACAAGGTTATTAACAAGTCCCTCCGGACGTGAGTCCGTGACTGCGTGTTCTTTAAGATACTCTATGTCCTTTTTCAGCTTGTCAAAGCTGTTACTGAACTCATCGAGCATATGCTGAATATCAGCAAGCATTGATTCAATCTGATTCAAAGACTGACACCAGTAAATTCTTACCTGCATATCAGTCGGTACTTCTGCTGTAGAATACAGTCTGATTTCGTCATCAAGAACATCAGCAGACGACAAATGAGCTAACGCTCGCCAGTCGTCTGCTGATCTCGGTACAAATTCCAAGAAAGGCACGTGTCCCTCTTTAGGAGTAGTATCAAGCCGGTACACATACATGTCGTTTTCAGACTGAATGTCTTCACTGATCGACACTGTAAAGGACTCACCGCCGAGTATAGCTGTCAGCTTGTCAGCGGGTCGTCTTAATATGCGGTATTCATACAGTAACTGCAAGTCTCTGTTTGAGATCGCACTTATACCATACATTCTGTATCACCTCTAATCTTAGTGAATAATCATGCTCTCATCACCCTCGGTTATATGCACATAGCCTTCGTCAAGAGCGGTTATGTGCAGTGATGGCATTTCGAAATCATGCTGATTATAGTTAAAACCAACAGTACGTCCGTTCATGATATTGATGTTTTCACTCTGAGCGGTATTGTAGCCGTTGATGCACACGTTTCCGAGTATGTCTGTCATGTTAAACTCTGGACAGTTTGCACTTGTAGAGAACGTGCATCCTGCACCGACATAGTTTAGTTTTTTAACTGAGTCAGCTATTGACACATATACAGAGTTGTCAGCAAGGGACAGTTCGTCAATCTCACCCTGAGCACCGACAGCGGTTGTTCTGTAAAGTGATACAGCTTTAACCTTGATATTTGCACTGTCAGCTGTCAGATCTTTAACATGTCTGAAATAGACAAGACTGCAATTATAGAATTTCATCTCAGCTGTTTCCTGACTGCTGTATATGTTAATCGTACTTATAATATCTCTGAACACCCATGAGCCGTTTCCGGATATAAATATAGTGCAGTTCACAAAGCCGTCCAGAACACGATGCATGCCGTCTGTAATGTCTATAATAATATTACCGTTCAGCACTCTCGTAAGTCGTGATAGTAGTTCCTGTGACGGATTTACAAGCCGTCGTTCTGTAAGAGCGGTTGCTATATGATAGCCGGTGTCACGGACACTCATGTTCTCATCATTGTCTGTGTTGCTGAACTCTACTAAATCATCATCTCTGCCGTTGATTACAGCAGCCTGCGGACTCAATTCACCGATTTCATCTCTGATCTGATTAAGATTATCGTACAGTGCTTTAATACCTTCATAGAACAAAGCCAGCGTGCCTGAGATAGCATGTATTGAGTAGACTTCATATATTTTAACTGTAACAGGTTCAGCTAAAGCTGATGTCACTGCGTATAGTGAGTGTGTTTCAGTGTCGTAGTGTATAAAATCAACAAGCTGTTTTAACATGTTCTCATTCTCACACTCGAATTCAAGATATGGTATCTTGTCTTCCGACAGTTCGGCTTCTAATTTATAGCTGTAAAGCTGTTCACCTTTATAGTAAGTGTCAGACTCAGAACCGCTCTGAATCTGACATACTTTTGGTTCAGCATCTGTGTATATTGCTTTCAGCAAATCTGACGGCTGTCTTAATATGCGATAGAGGTACAGCAGGCACGTGTCACGGTTGCTGATCTGATTTAACTCAAGTATCATCTCCGGCATGTCCTCCTTCATCTACGTCACCGCTGTCAGGCTGTACGGTACCTGTACCCTGTTCCGTTATAGCTATGATAGTGTTGTACAGTATTTCCTCTGTAGTTTCCTCAGCATGATAACGTAAGAAAGCCTGTCTGTTTTCTTCGAAATATTTAACTTTCTTGTCCTCACTCATCAGTCTGTATGCGTACTGTTCCTCGTCCCATGAATACGCTGTCGGTGTAAAGTTGAACAAGTATGTGCCTGAGCCTTTAGCTAAGAGCGGATCTATAGCTGATGTAGTGCCGGACGGCACTGCTATTACTCTGAAATGTGTGTCGGTTTTAATAGTAACTGGTTCTGTATATTTGACAGCATGGCTTGATAACATATACTGCCATTTTTCACTGCCGACAACACGCTGATATTCATAAGGTGAACTGCCATCAAGTGTGTAGTATATTTCAGCGTTTTCAGCGTCAGTTGTGATTTCAATTTCCTGTTCAAGATTTAAAAACTCATCTTCTCCGAAAAAGACAGTCGGTGTCGGTGAGAAATATATGCGTTTAGGATCTACAACTGAAACAGTAACTGATGATACAGTACCCCCTCCACCTCCTCCGGAAGTTGGAATAGGTTTAAGAATAGTATCATTATCAAGCCAGTTTCCGTCTATCTGCTTGTGTACATAAGTCTTATCCGGTGACCACCAATAGTTCCATTCATCACCGTCTTTCGGAAAGCCGTCCTGCCAGATGTAAGCATTAGTAATTCCAAAACTGTTCATTTCAGAATCGACAGTAGCTCTTGACGAACCGGGACTGCTGTACCAGAACGGGTATGTTTTCCATTCATTTGTAGATGCACCTATAAGGTAGCTGGTGAGTTCACTGTAATTACAGTAGAAACCTAAAACAGGGAAATTTAATGCACCGAATACTTCTCTGAATAATTCAATCTGACGAACGTTCTCATCCGGGGTAGCTGAAATACCGCATCCGGAAGAACCAGCTGACCTGCCCCATGTTTCAAGATCAAGCCATATACCGATCAGACAGTCATTTGCTGTGATGTTTAAAGTATTGTTCAGCAAGTCTCTCTGTGCTTCAAGCATTGCTTTATAAGCAGCTTCACCGTTAGCTGTGATGTTTTTATTGGAAGCTGAATAAAAACCAACCGGCATGTTCACAGCTTTACATTTAGCTAAATGTCCTGTAACTTTGCTGTCTAATTCATCATTCCACGCAAATCTTAATATTAAACCACCTGTAGTGGAGTCATTACACAATGCCTGCACTGTTTCAGCAGACTGTGCATATGATACGTCGTACACGCACTTATCCGTGTAGAATTCACCGGAGGATTTAAGTTGCGTAATGTATATAATATCCGCACTGCTGACATCAATCTCACAATACGTTACATGTGAACGATCGTCACCACCGTTACCATTGACATATTTAATAGTATTGCCGTTTACCGAAGATATGATTCCGACGTGGTCGAGAGGACGTTCTTCAACAATGTGATTCCAATCGAAGAATATGAACGCACCTCGTTCCGGATGATCAATATCCTGCCATAGTCCGGAGTTTATAAGTTTAGTATGTAAGGGTGTTACAAAAGTATCAAAAATATCATAGTCAAACCGGGCAAGTATGTTAGACATGTACCATGCACACCAGTCACTTGTACCGGGACAGCCGACATCGGCACGTGATTTGTTTATATCTCCCTCTGCGGAAGTTATTAGCTGTTCTGCTGTTGCACTCATTATTCATCACCGTCCTCTAATCCCGGAATCAGATCATAGTATTTCTCTGATTCATAATTCTCATTCAATTCAATATATCCGTGCAAATCTTCACTGTACATGTTTTTACCTGTAGCCGGTGCATCGGCAAGCAGTGCCTGATGGTACCGTCGTAAACGACTGTACGATTCCTGCACGTATGCCGTGGATTCTCTTGTAAATACCGCAGATGCCCTTGTGAGTATTAAAGAATGATCATCTGCGTCTATCAGAACCGCTCTTATATTAATAGGCAACGCATAGTCAGACAGTATCGGAAAGATGTTAGTTGAACGTTCATAGTCATTGACTTCAAAGTCACCTTCCTGTTTTAAATAAGTAGTTCTGCCGTGAATGAGCGGATCTCTGCCGTCGGTTGTAAACAACAACACCGGCTTTTTTGAAAGCTGTAATGAGTAGTCCCATGATATAATTATATCAGTTCTTGTTGTATCTTTCATCTGATACGATTCAGTGTACAGATGTGCATTGCGTGCTTCATACAGTTCCGACGGCTTAAAATAACCCGGATTAACCGGTCGCTTGTTCTCTAATGAATCTGTATTTGACGTGAGCGGATAGCGCAGATTAAATATGATTTCCGGAGGTGGATTAATACGCAGCTTGATGTTCAGTGCTTTAATACTGCCTCCACCACCTCCGCCTCCCGGACCGTAGTCTGTTCCTGATGTATCCTGTATCCATTCCCATGAACATATATCGTTGGACAAGTGATCGGATATAATTTGCGGAGTCCAGCCAGTCGGCTGAGTTGAATTATCAAACTGTGACCATGCATCAATCCAGTTATCAAACGATGTATCTGACATACAGCCGTAATGTACGTGATTACCTCTGCTGTCGCCTGTATTGCCGACATAACCTAATAATGTGCCTTGATTTACAATATCATCAGCATGAACTTCTGGTTGCTGAACCATGTGCATGTATACATGTATTCTATATGTGCTGTCTGGTTTGTCTTCTTTAACACACACGTAATAGCCCATAGTTTCTGAGCTGACCTCATGTGATGTTCTCCACACTGTACCGTAACATGTACTTCTGATAGTAGTACCTTGTGTTGCCGGAAAGTCATATCCTAAGTGTCCGCTGTAGCCACCGTAATAATATGGTGGATTACCGCACCATGTTGATCCTCCGGCCGGTGGTTCAAGTGCTAACTGAAAAAATCGGTACATGGACATCTGAGTACCGTGTGAATCATGAATTATTAATTTATTGTCTGCGGTATATGAGTTACCGCTTGCAGTTATCTGAACGTCAGGCATTGATCCTTCACCTCAATTCTTATATAATTATTATAACATAGCTGATTGCAAAAAAGCGAATATCATGTTTTTGGACTATCAGAAACAGAAACAGCACAACCGCTCGTAACGAGCAACTGTGCTGCCTCTGCATTTTTCTAAGGAATTTTCTATGTCAGTCAAAATGGCAAAAGTGAAGATGTCAGTTATTTTTGTTTATTCTTCTGAATCTTAGCTTCAACTTTAGCTGTGATGTATCCTCTGATATCACCACCGTTGTCGTTGATAAACTGTGTTGTCTTATTGCTGAGGTTGCTGATTATGTAATTTACGCAGTGCTGTAAAGCTTCGTACTGTGCTTCTTTAGTCCATGTTTCTGTGCTCTTAAAAGCACTGACCATAGTCTGTTCGGTGTAATTAATACCGTCGTCAATTGTTTTTTCAACTTCGTCCATAACAGTTTTAATAAGCACACTTTCCGTTTTGGATTTAATGTATCCGATACCCTGTTTGAACAGTGCTATTAAAACCGCACTCAGTAATGTAACTGCTATCTCTACTAACACGTCTAATACTGTTTTTAACATTGTCAATCATTCCTTTCATTCAATGACTGTCCTGCTTGATCTCGTTTCCGATGCTGTCAATCCATGCTGCATCAATAAACTGTACTAATGCGTTGTCATCCATGAGCTTCTTTAAAAGTGTGGCATACAAGCGGTGAACCGCTCCGTTGCCGCCTATTTTAATATACAGTTCCATGTTGTCTTTGAGTTCTGTCAGATCTAACATTACCTGCGGTTTGGCATACTTGTCAAGATTGTCGAGTTCAACAAATATCTGTCTGAGCTGTTCTTTAAGTGTTGTTCTGTATATACGTTTGATAAGATCAAGCTGAAACTCATTGCCGGAACGTTCTTTTTCAAGTGCTTCCTGTTTAGCTTTCTTGCGGTCGTTGACCTCTTTGATAACCTGCCATACGGCAAGCACAAGCTGTCCGGAAAAAAGTACGGACATGAGCGGTACTATGATTTCAATTTTATCCATAAAGTAGTTCACCCCTATATTTTTTGTCTTTATTAATATTATAAGGATTCAGAACAACGTAAAAACGTACATTGTTGGATTGTCTTGTTTCAGACAGTAAAGTAGAAAAGCAAAGCACCTTACTCTGCATTAGAATAAGGTGCTTTGTTGTTTTTAGATTCAAGTGATAGAATTAATAATCCTCACCGTTCTTGTACGCTTCCCATTCATCGAAATCATTCATTCTGAAAATGTAAGCAAGACAGTCAGAAAGTGCATCATTTCCGAGGCTGTATACGATCTGATCATCAAGATTTTCTTTGCCGAAATATTCACATGCAAATTCATAAGCTTCCTGAGCTTCAGATGAATCTACAACCCAGCCGTATGATTCACCGCAGTTAAGTCTGCGACGGCTTGCGTTTGCTCTCATTGTCGGTCTGTTAGCATTTCTGCGTGAGTTTCTATTGATTCTCATGATAAAAATCATTCCTTTCTTTCTTATATAAGAATTTTAAAAGATATCTATATTATTATTATATTAGCGTGTTCAAACAAAAAAAACAATTTATGACATTAAATAGTCATAAGAAAAAGCACCTTACCCTGTGCTGAAATAAGGTGCTTTGCTACAGTTCAATTATAATAGTCGATTAGTAGCCTTGACAGCATAAATCATGATTTTTAAATAATTTTTCTGATCATAACTATCGAACCATTCTAAGACATTCAGAATTAAGCCGTCAGCTGTGTTATACTGAGTATATGTTTCAGCCGAGCTGTTCTGATAGCTCAGATAAGTGTTTTCGCTACTGACCAAATCTTTAGATCTTGCTCTGTATGTTCTGCCGGTTGTGAAATCAACAGGAGCGTTGAGAAGCTTGTTAAGACGACTGTCAAGTCGGTCATTGATGACCGTGAATATGTCCGTGCTATTGTCAGCTTCGAGCATCTGGATGTCTTTAGAACTGAGTACAGCAATCAGCTTTACGCTTTCAGCGGCTGTCATTGTCTTGCAGAAATCTGTCTTAGTCAGTTTAGTCATATATAATCACCCTTCGTAGCATTTACGTTGTTTTCTTTACTGTGATTATATTATAACATGAATTTTCGGAAAATTCGAAGATAATTAAGGAAGTTTTTGACAAACAAAACAGCATACTCATTCCGAAAGTTTGAAGATAATTTGACCCTTCCACACACGACAGAAGGGTCATTTTAATAGTTAATATATTAACTATTATCGGCAAATTTCGCACTTATTAGCTAAGATATTAGCTCTTATTCATTTAGTTCTATCTCATCAAGCTCATACCATTGAGCGGCTTTTATGACAGCATCGGCGTTCTCAAAAGGTAAATTCATATAGTCGATTATGTTCTCATTCGGGAAATAACCGCTGCAATATCTCGGAATTGTTCTGCGTGGAACTATACCTATTTTTTCAGTTTCATTGATACGTGCTGACAGTAACTCCGCATTTTGTAACTCTACCGGCCACCCAGCTCTGTGTATCGCTATAAAGAACTTGATAGCTTCCGGACAGCGATTATCTCCACACACTATTAAAGACACACCGTCGTCATCGTAGTGTACATATAAGTCTACATGCGTAGAGTTACCACCTCTTATTATTTCCCATGGGTGTCCACTTGTACATCCCCGTCTCAGATTCTCATACCACTCATAAAATGCTGTAGTAGAATTCATGTTAATATCACGCAAACCGGCATCTCTGCCGTCTGCGTATTTGTAATAGAGTTCTTTCGGAGTTAAACCGTCACAATCATAACCGCATTCTTTGTATCCGACTGAGCAGAGTGAGTAGAATTCAAAAGCCGACAGACCCGGTACCTTATCACGTTTCGGTGTTTTTAATCGGGCATTGAATTCTGCTATCTGTTCAGCTGTAAACTCAGCTTGTTCAGCTTCTCTCCAATCTGGAAATATGTCATACAGGTCTTTACGTATGATAGTACCTGTACGCTGTTCATACGGCAGCTGTTTACGTACAATGTCCATGTAGTGTCCTGATTTTAAAAGTTCTATAGCTCTGTTTACAGCGTCTAATATCCATTCAGCAAAGTCCTGTACTTTATATGGATGTGATCCGTGCTTCTTTTCTGGGTCAATTTCAAGTACCTGTTTATTGTCAATGACGATTGTTTTATAGTCGTTGTGCTTGTCGTGTACGACAGCTAAACGGTACCATTGAGTCTGTTCCGGAAAAAAGTCATGCCATTCTTTCTCTATATCTTCTGTAGTCTCTCCGTCAGCAAGCCGCTCGGCTAATTCATCGTCGTCGATGTAATCTTTAAATTCACCTCGGTCTGATGTAATCCACAATACACGTACATCCGAGTTTTCAGATGCTGGTTTTATTTGCTGCATTGTGTTTATAATTTTATCTATTAGTGAGTATGTGTCTGCGTCGTATGTAGTGTCATCTCCGTAATCACGGTATGATATTCTACCGAGCATGCTTATGTAATGTGAGATTTGCGGTGATTTTATCATGTGTATACTTCCTTTCTAAGATATGAAAAACAGCACCTATATTACAATTATAGGTGCTTTTTGTTGTGTTGTAAATATGTAAATGCTTATAATTGCTTGCTTCTGTACAGACGTTCTTCGATGCCCCTGTCTGTGCACGTCGTGTAATTAGGATTCAGTGTGTTCGTCAACAGTATATGATTGAACTGCTTTGCAGTAATACTGTAGTCAGTGCGGTTCTGAATCAAGAAATACTTAGTCTTAGTCGGATACAGTTCAACTAAAACTTCATAAGGCTTTGCGATAATTTCAGTAATTGTTGTCCATCGCATACTTTAATAATCCCTTCTATGAGTTAGTCAATCCAAATAGTCTCTTTGCTTGTCTGTATGTAAATACCATCCTTGTCAATGTCAATGCTGAGAATAGGACGGCTGAGTAAATCGGCTCTGTCGTTTTCGGCTATATATTTTAGAATGTCGGAGATAAGATTGGTGAGTGTCATAGTTATTCCCTCCAACTGTCGTAAATTTCAATTGTTGGTACAACCGTATCAGTACCGTCCATTGCACGTGTTAAGATACAATCGTTTGCAACGGTTTTATACACAGTGAGAAGTTGTTCTAAACTATCGATATCGATTTTGTAATCGATACAGTTAGAACCGCTAATGTATGAATGCTTTTCTGATTTGACAGGTATATCGTTCATTCGTAGCTTGTACACATAGTCTGTCATTTTAGTGTCGTCATCTGACGTACATGTTAATTGAAAAATTATGGTTATCTCTCCTCCGTGCACATTCTTTCAAACACATCATCCGGAATCTCGATACTCGGACGCTCCTGTGATATGATTTGTGAGTTTAATATTTTCTCATACAGATAGCCGTCAACATCGTTATTCCAGAAAACAACGAACAGTCCGTTGTCTGTGACTTTATGAATACGTCCGTATTTCTGATGTGTGATATTTAGATCATCGATGTAATTAAATTTGACATATTCTCCGGAATAGTATCGCTGTACAAGTTCATGCCGGTCACAGGTATTTGTCCATATGTCAGCATAATGCATGTAGTGCTGATCGATGTCGCAGTAACTGCTTTCGTTCTTGTTGTACCGATGTATGCAGCTTATGCAAGCTATGTCGTCGTTGTCTGTCTCAAGGAATTCAATGTTCATGCTTTTAATCCTCACAGCAATAAGTCTCTCCATAAGGACTTACCGTATCCGCTGAGATCAGAGTAGTATCTGAGTTCTTTAAGCTGATACTCATCAAGAACTAAAGAACTTTCATCATTGAATGTGAGTTTGTAAGCATCAGTTACGTTACGATTAGTGATGCTTTCCTGTGTATTGTGCATGTATTTGATAGTAGAAATTGTAAGTTTTTTCATAATCAACACCTCCGAATTTGAATATGTTTGTTGTTTTCTTTACTGTAACTATATTATAACATATAATTTCCGAAAATTCGAAGATAATTTAGAAAACTAAAAACGACACAGTTATTTCTCTGTGTCGCTGTTTTTGTGCTTATGTTTGATTACTTTTAAATAGTCAGTTTCTAGCTGATGTGCTTCTGCAATTGCAACAATTGCAGCAATTACGGAAACGATGAGTAAAAATAGTAGTAAAAATTTCATGAGCTGAGTCTGTGCCTTCTTTGTAGAATTATGTGTTATTTTCTGTGTCTGAAATGTCTGTGACATAAATGTTTACGATTCTGTCGTATTGAATATTATGTTGTTCTAAATATTGCAGCAATTGCTGTTTAGATTCCGCTCGGTAGTAGCCTACCGTGTCGTGTCCGTTAGCAATTTTACAACTGATTCTGTATATCTTGTCCATTGTAAGCGTCATTCCTTTCTGTGTGAAATATTCAAAAACCCGGTACGCTATCTATGCAGTACCGGGTTACGCTTGTGAGTTGCAGATTATCAATATCAGCTAATGCCCCAGAGTTTAGAGAATGTGTCAATGCCGACGATACCGTCTTTATCAAGATCGTTATCAGCCTGATATTTTAATACAGCCTTTTCTGTCTTATCTCCAAAATCACCGTCATCACAGGTTGTACCACAACTGTAGCCTTTAGCAAAAAGCAACTGCTGAAGTGATTTTACATCCGGACCTGTCATGCCTTTTCTGAGAGTACGTAATTGTACACCGAATGATGTGATTTTAATAGCGTTGTGGTATACAGACTCACCCTTGCTGTTATATACGTGATAGTCCGGATACTGATTACAGCATGTTTTAGCACTTTCAAGGTTTCGGTAAGCACCTTTCTGTGAAGCTGCATCACCCCAGGATTTACGTACTCTGTACATTTCTGAAGTGTCCGGAGCTGGTGCAGGAGTCGGAGCTGGAGCTGGTGTTGTGCCTTTCATGTATTTCTTTACTAAAGATACGAACTTGCTGTAGTGCGGTAATATATAAGCCGGACAGTACTTAGCCGAATACCAGTGCTGATGTGTATACAGATGATCAATACCGAGTTTGTACTTGTCAAGCAGATAAGCACAAAGACGTGCCGCATTGTCTTCTGATTTCTGATCTGTGTTTGTATAATTAGATGACATGATACATTCAATAGCTATAGTCTTTCTGTTACCCGGACCGTCACCGTCGGCAGCATGCCAGCCTGAGAGTGTTAAAGGTAAGTTCTGCCATGCATCTATATCATCCACATAGAAATGTACTCTGACATCACCCATGTTGCCGTTTACGGTAGCTCTTGTGTACTGTTCAGACGGATGTGTTCCGCTTGCTGTAGATATCCAGTCTGTATTATGAATTGTGACTCCGATGATCTCATTAAGCTCAGCCCACGGCATGTCTATGCCGTTTGGATTGTGCTTTGTCAAAAGGTACTCATTAACAGTAATACCGTTAGCGACATACTTCTTGTCAGCTTGTAAAAATCCCATATTTATCATCCTTTCCAGTTATAGTAGTAAGTTTGATGATGTGCATCTATCTTTATTATAACTGAAAAGAGCTGTATGATTTTTTAGGAATTTTCTTTTACAGTGCTTGTATTATAATCCTCTAAATTCACTGGACCATGTTTTGCACAGTCTTCCCATACTCTATCAAAAAACTCATCAGATTCTGATTCTTGTAGTTGTCGACTATGCTTATTTTGTGGTGAGTTGTTCAGCATATAATCGAATAGATAAGCAATTCCGATCATGCTGCATACAATCTCACAGCCGCTTGCAAAACAGCCGAGAATTTTAAACATATTAATCAGCATAGATAACCCAATCTGCTGGATTATGCAACCGTAAATCACAGCGTTCAAAGCTGCGACAGTAACGACAATTCTCACAATAACGTATATCATCTCTACAATGATTAGCTATCATTTCAATATGTTCAGCTAATATTTTATGATCATCCTTTAACTTGTTTGCTACATCGTGCCATTCATAAACAGGAGTATCAGTTAAACTACAATGCCAATATTCAGGCTTTTCTTCAAAATAAGCTATAGGACATGTTTCACAGCTGTCTTGGCTTTCACAATAAACCTTTAAGCCTATCAGATATTTATTAATGTCATGCTTAGCAGAATCACCTGGCACAGTTGAGCACAGTGCTCTCAGATGTAGCAGGATCAAAAGATACCATGGCTAAACCGCTATCAACCGTATTGCCGTCTGTCTTTAATGTAACTGTGGACGGACAGCCGTAAACAGGTATTGGATCACCTGCAATAACTGGATAGATTTTAGAACCGCTCAGTTTTTCTGAACATGCCGGACATATACAGATTTCAGAATTCTTTCCGTGAGTCCAGTCCTTAGGCATCTGATAATCTGTGTCGTTTCTATAAGCATTGACTGCTTTAGCTTTTTCAACTGTACCGCAAATGTCACATTCACATACGTAAATTTGTTTTATCATATTAAATTTCCTTTCCTAAAACCATGACGGACGTACTCCGGTAGTTTGTGCTACAATGTCATCTAAAATCTGTGCTTCCTGTTCTTGTTCAAGCTTTAGTTGTCTTTTTTCTTCATCTGACATCTGCCCGTAGCGTTCCCAATACTCTTGTCTTTTAGCAATGTCTGCTAAGAATTGTTCAGCGAACTTATTGTTTCTCATCTTTAGCACATTCACTTTCCGGTATGATTTCATATTCATCTACATTAACTTCGATATACATAAGCAATCACCTGTAATTCGTAGTACCGTTCGTCATCTCAGCACCGCACCATGGACATTGCCTTAGTTTGTCTCTAAACAAGTTCTGACAATGCTCACATTCCACAACGGTAGTGCTTAGCCATTGTGACTTCACTGGTTCTGCTTTCACTGCTTTCAGCACACGTTCCGGAGTACTTAGATATTGTTCTCGTGTACAATCCGGACACATGACGATGTCCCGGTTGTAAGCATCTCTAAACCAACTTACCGGCAATGCGTAGCCAGTGTTCGGTACATGTATGTTAATAGGTTCCAGTGTTGCAGTTTTACCGCAGAAATCACATATAGCTGTATGCGTTACAATTATTCCCATTTTAATCACCGTCCTTATTCTTAAATGGTGTTATCGTCTTCGGAGGCTGAACCATTTCACCATTAACTGTTATAGAGTAGCTGAACGGCTTGTTCACTTCTTTCCAACAATCAGGACACAGATAGCCAACTCGTTGATCTATGCCTGGTGCTATATTTTGAGTTATAGGTTGCCAGCCCTCTGGTGTTTTGAGTTCATGATTATTGAACGTCATGGAATAAGCCATCTTGCTACAATAAATACAATGAACTGTACGAACTTTACCTATAACATCGTCCGGATTCTTGCCGTCTATCTTAATTTGTTCTTCCATATTATTTAATTCTCCTTCTTAATTGTGTTCAGTATCTTTGCATCATCGTCAGCAATCTTATTAATTTCCTGTTCGATAGCACGTATCTA